CCCCAAAAATTCTCCGGGGGGTCATTTTTGGGGAACAAAACGGAAAGCCGAGGGAAAAATATGCCGATAGTTTCAAAAGACACACTAAAAACCTACTTTGAAGATGGTAAATTGCCTCTTGAGAGTCATTATGTTGATTTAATCGATTCTATGTCACTTGGGAACGCAATGAATGCCTATCAAACGCTATTAGGCCTTCGTGGTTTCTGGCCAATGAGTTCGATTGATGGTTCTGGTAATGTAGTCGACCAGAGTTCTCTAGGATTAACGTTAACTAGAACTGGAAATCCTTATTATTGGTATGACAATGAGGCTCCTGCAATATATCTAGATGGATCCGGGGATTATTTAATTAGAGCTGTTGGTCCGACCACGTCGATAACTGGTACAGAGGCATATATTTATTCTCCTCAACGTGGTTTAACATTTGGAGGTTGGTTTAAACCAAGTGTAACAACAGGTCTTTGGCGTGGATTAATATCTAAATATCAGGAATGGGGTACGGGGCACAGATCTTATTTATTGGCGCTTGGTGAAGGCGGTACCTTTCACTGTTATATTTCTTCTAATGGAACTAGTACAGTTTCTGTAACTGGTTCCGCAGCTGCTGTAAATACATGGCAATTTGTAGTAGGAAGATATATGCCTAGTACTAGTTTGGCTATCTTTGTAAATCGCCAGCTAGCTACCCAATATAGTGGAATCCCAACATCTCTTTACGCTTCGGAGGCAGATTTTATAATAGGAGGTTATACTGGCGGAAGTCCTGGCTATGTCTTACCTTTTCATGGAAGTGCATCATTATGCTTTTTATGTGCTGCGGCACTTAGTGATGATATTATATATAGCTTATATGAAATGACATGGCGATTCTTTATTAATTCAGGAACCACATAACTTATCTTATCTAAGCACTTTTATAAGAGGCATTGATATTTTAAAAATGGCTTCGCCGCCAATTCTCCTTTCAAGAGACCTTTATCGGTATCTAAAAAAAGTATCAATGTCTCTTATAAAAGTGCTTAGAATCTATGAAAGAACCTACCAATATGTGATATGAATTTATAAGGGAACCCACCAATATGTATTATAAATCTATGGAGTATCTATATGACGACTCGTAATTTAAAGGACTTTGAACAGCCAGTTCCACTAATAAATCGAATTCTTAGCTCGCTTACACCAACTCCTGAAGTTGTTGAAGGAATCGATTTGAATATTTACCAAGGTTCAGAGTTGGAAGACGCTTCTTTGGTATTTTCTAGTGGACGGCGCTTTGCAATTGTCGAAGCAACTTGGGGATTAGCTGAGAGATATACCTTTAAGCAATTCTGGCCACCATTATTGGATGCTGGAATTTTTTTATTTGCTTATGCATTCTTTCGAGGAGATCAGGATGGTGCTGATCAAGCCGATTTTGTTTTAGAAATTACGAGACCTATGTTTGAAGCCCAAGAAGCTAAGACAATAATTTTTACAGATGTAGAACCGTTTAGTTTTGATTCAAGCACACCGAAAGTTCGTATTCCACGTTGGCATACTTTTAATAGAGAGATTCTAAAGGAGATGAGAGTGGGTGTTTACTCTAATCTTCCATCCTGGCGAAATTTAATGCTAGATGAACCACTGCCTATTGATGTATTTGGTTGGGCAGCTCATTATACTCGATATTGGGAGTCTTTCTTATGTCCCAATGGTTGGGATAGAAGTCAAGTTCGATTTCTGCAAGACGGAATAGCTAAAATGCATGATTGGCGCCCAGCCGTTCCAGGCATTAGCGGCGATGTATCATGCGACAAATTTTTCGGTTCGGAAGAACAACTTTATAATCTTTGCGAAGATGTTTTTCCAGAACCACCACCACCAGGAGGCGACATGTCTACACTTTTAGAAAACATTGTAAAGGCCCAGGGACTATCTGGGGAGTTATCTGTTCTATTAGATGAAATTCACGACCAAGCAGAAGCGGAAGTACCTCCAGTACCAGAACCACCTCCAGTACCGGAGCCTCCGCCAGTATCCGACGATGTTGTTGTTCGAGTTACGGCTGATCCAAGAGCTAATTCTCGTTTCAGTCGTAGGAATAACTCTGCTGGACGGCCTATCATGGAGATTTATCCTAGCGATAGTTCCCCTACCAGTGAACGTATCCAATTCCAAACAGGAACGACGCTAAAAGTAGATCCTACTAAAGTTATTGCTGATGGCGGATTGAAATTTTGGGTACTAACTGAGCGATTTGGCCGAGGTGGTGAGACATTGTATCTGCGTGAACTAGACGCAGCCAAAGTATAAAAGGATCATTCAAAATGGATGCACCAAAGAAAATTACTAAGAGGCTAAAGAAATCAGGTGCTCCAGCTAAGACGGTAGAAGCTAGAGAGAACCAGTTAATTAATCTAGCGGTTGATTTAGCCGAGAAGCAACTTTTTGATGGGACAGCATCCGCGCAAGTTATCACTCATTATTTAAGACTTGGCACCACGAGAGAACGTTTAGAGAAGGAAAAGTTAACTAAAGAGAATAAACTTCTCGAGGCAAAGACAGAAGCTCTTCAATCTGCCAAACGGATTGAGGAGCTTTATGCCAATGCGTTAGAAGCTATGCGTTCTTACAAAGGTGATAAGCCGGAGGAGGTTGATGACTTAGATGACTAGATCCTATAAAGAGTTGAGTCATCTCAAAAGCTTCGAAGAACGTTACAATTACTTGAAGCTTAGAGGAATTGTTGGAGTTTCAACCTTTGGTTTCGACCGGTATCTAAATCAGATAATTTATAGATCCGGCAAATGGTTATCAGCCAGAGACTCTGTGATAATTAGAGATAAAGCCTGTGATTTAGGTATTGATGGATATGACATTTTTGATCATGTGATTATTCATCATATGAATCCTCTAACCATTCAGCAAGTTCAGAACGGTGATGAGATAATATTTGATCCAGAGTTTTTAGTTTGTACATCTCATAGGACTCATATGGCAATACATTATGGCGACGAGTCTTTACTTTATAAAAAACCTATCGTTCGTCAACCCGGCGATACGATTCCATGGTTTAAACCTTAAGGAGTTTTTATGGATAGTATTTTATTTACAATAAAGAAAATGCTTGGCGTTGATATTGAGTTTGATGGGTTTGATATCGATATAATCACTGCAATTAACAGCGCGTTTATGAATTTAAATCAGCTTAATATTGGTCCGGAAGCTGGTTATAGTATTACTAATTCAGAACAAAATTGGGTTGATTTCCTTACTACTTTTACAAATTTAGAGGGAGTCAAAACCTATATTTATCTTAAAACTCGACTGATTTTTGATCCTCCTACTAACTCATTTTTGGTTGAATCATTTAATAACCAGATAAAGGAATTAGAATGGCGTCTTTGCGTGCAAGCAGATCCGGATCCTATTGTATAAAGGAAACAAATTATGGGCGATAATATTATTAAACACGTTGGTGTTTTAGGAATGAGATGGGGAATAAGACGCGGTAAAAAAGGCGGAAAACCTGAAAAGAAATCTCGAGAATCTTCTGAAGACTCGGTAAATGTTAGCCAATTAAAGAAAAAATCCGCTAAAGAACTAAGTAACAAAGAACTAAATGAAATACTTGTTCGTATGGATTTGGAGAAAAGATTTAAAGAGAGTAATACTTCTCGTGGAAAAAAGTATTTGAGAAATTTTCTTGCCGAGAACGGACAAAATCTTATTAAGAATGTAGCCAAATCTGTAACTACAGAGATGGGCAAGCAAATCGGTACGAAAATGATGGAACAAATGGCTAAACAAAAAGCTACTGGTTAGGTTTATTATGAGTTTATCCAACAAAGCAGTTCCAATTTATTATGGTGCTTTTCGTGATAAAGTCGTTAAAGGTGAGATTCCTGTTTGCAGAGAAGTTTCGTTAGAGATGAACAGGATTGATCGATTGATTGAAAATCCTGGAATTTACTATGATGATGAAGCGGTTAATGGCTTTATCAGATTTTGCGAGCAAGAACTTACTCTTACTGATGGCAGCGATTTAGTTTTGCTTGACACTTTTAAACTATGGGCAGAACAAATCTTTGGTTGGTACTACTTTGTTGAAAGAAGTGTTTATGTTCCGACGCCAGATAACAAAAGCGGAAATTATGTTCGTAAAAGTATAAAGAAACGCCTCGTCAACAAACAGTATCTCATTGTCGCAAGAGGCGCAGCTAAGTCGATGTATGGTTCTTGTATACAAAATTTCTTTCTTAATGTTGAGACAGCAACTACACATCAGATAACAACTGCTCCAACAATGAAGCAAGCTGAAGAAGTTCTCTCACCAATACGAACATCTATCATACGTTCCAGAGGTCCACTATTTCAGTTTCTAACAGAAGGTTCTTTACAGAATACTACTGGTCTTAGAATGAATCGAGTCAAGTTGGCATCGACAAAGAAAGGAATAGAAAACTTTCTTACTGGTTCTTTGCTAGAGATTCGTCCAATGGCAATCGATAAACTTCAAGGTCTTCGTCCAATGGTATCCACAGTTGATGAATGGTTATCTGGAGACATTAGGGAAGACGTTGTCGGAGCAATTGAGCAAGGCGCATCTAAACTTGATGACTATCTGATTGTAGCGATGAGTTCAGAAGGAACGATTCGAAATAGTAGTGGCGATACAATCAAAATGGAATTAATGGACATTCTTAAAGGTGATTACATTAATCCACATGTGTCAATCTGGTACTATAAACTTGATGATGTTCAAGAAGTTAGCGATCCGAGAATGTGGTTAAAGGCTCAACCAAATCTTGGACTTACAGTTACTTATGAAGTTTATCAATTAGATGTCGAAAGAGCCGAACAAGTTCCCGCAGCAAGAAACGACATTCTTGCAAAAAGATTTGGGCTTCCTATGGAGGGTTATACCTACTTCTTTACCTATGAAGAGACACTACCGCATAGACGTAGAGATTTTTGGCAGTTACCTTGTGCATTGGGAGCAGATCTTTCTCAAGGTGACGATTTTTGTGCTTTTACTTTTCTCTTTCCTCTGTCAAATGGGACTTTTGGAGTTAAAACAAGATGCTATATTTCGTCTTTAACTCTTAAAAAGTTACCTGGAGCTATGAGACAAAAGTACGAGCAATTCTTAGATGAAACTAGTTTACAAGTTTTAGAATGTACAGTCCTTGATATGATGGAGGTATATGAGGATTTAGACAAATTTATAATCGATTTAGGTTATGATGTTCGATGTCTTGGCTTTGATCCGTATAATGCGAAAGAGTTTGTGGAAAGATGGGAAAGCGAAAACGGACCTTATGGTATAGTTAAAGTTATTCAAGGTTCTAAAACTGAATCTGTTCCTTTAGGTGAATTAAAAACTCTTTCAGAAGAACGAATGCTGGTTTTTGACCAAGAATTAATGAGTTTTGCTATGGGAAATGCTATTACCATTGAAGATACTAATGGAAATAGAAAATTATTAAAAAGGCGCTATGAGCAAAAGATTGATCCTGTCGCTGCTTTAATGGATGCCTATATAGCCTATAAGGATAACAAAGAGGCTTTTGAATAAAGGAGGTGATGCATAGTGCCAGATACGTTACTTAATAGATTAAAAAACGCATGGAATATTTTTCGGTATGGTTCTAATATATTTTCTTCTAAAGATCTAGGATCGAGTAGTAGCGGAAGACCAGATATAATAATGTTCGGATTAGGAAATGAGAAATCGCTTGTTTCTTCTATTTATACTAGAATTGGAATAGATGTCTCTTCAGTTCCTATTAAGCATGTTCGTCTTGATGAAAATGGCAATTTTTCCGATATTATTCAATCCGGTATTAATAATTGTCTTAGTATAGAAGCCAATATCGACCAGTCAGGACGTGCGTTTATTCAAGATGCTGCAATGTCATTATGTGATGAAGGAGTTATAGCGATCGTTCCCGTTGATACAACTATCGATCCTTTAGTTTCTGGATCTTATGATATTCTATCAATGAGAATAGGAAGTATTAGACAATGGTATCCTGAACATGTAAGAGTTAATGTATATAATGATCGAACTGGAATGAAACAGGATTTAATTCTTTCTAAAAGCATTGTTGCTATTGTAGAAAATCCATTGTACTTAATTATGAACGAACCTAATTCGACATTGCAACGACTTATAACCAAACTCAATTTGCTAGATGTAATCGATCAACAAAGTGGGTCA